GGGATGATGAAACAGATGAGGAGTACATGGTCAAGTTCACGGTTGAGGAGATAGATGCAATGCATTCCAAGTTCATGCAGCAGTTAGTTAACTCTGCTAAGTTCAACCTTGAGCACAACGAAGAGAAAAAAGTACCTGCCTACATTCTTGAGGCATGGTTAGTAGATAAGCCCGAGCTTGACAAAGCATATACTACCTATGGCATTGAGGTGCCTGCAGGTACGTTGATGCTAACAGCTCAGATAACTGATATTGAATACTACAATAAACTGGTTGAAGAGGACCAGGTTGGTTTCAGCATTGAGGGCTTCATGGGAATGAAACTAAAATCGAAATATAATATGCAATTACCTGATGGAGAGCACCTCATTGAGGGCAAAATCTACGTGGTCAAGGATGGCCAAGTAGTCGAAATTAAAGAAGAGGAAAAAGTCGAAGAGACCATGGAGGAGGAGGAAGTGGCAATGGCTGAAACTGTAGTGGAAGAGGAGGAAGTGAAAGAGGAAGAGACTATGGCTGTTGACCCTGCCATGGATGCTGAGGCTATCCTTGCAATAGTTCAGCCTATGATAGCTGAGCAAATCAATTCAGTGTTAGCTATAGTAGCTGAGCTTAAAAGTCAATTAGAGGAGGCTCTTGGAGCTGAGACTGAGGTGGAAGAGGAGACTATTGAGATTGATGCTAAGACTATGCTCGCTGAGAACCTAAGAAAGTTTAACCAATTTAATTCTAAATAAAATGCGTAAATTAAAATTCGACTTACAAGTCGACCCAACAGCTTTATTAGCTGCAAACCCTGAGGCATTCTACTCCGCTGCCTACTTAACGTCGGATGTACCTAACAACTTCCGTACTTTGCCTGGTGTTAAATACCAGACTAAACTTGGTACTGTTGTTTTCGGTAATGTATTACAATCATCTACCTGTGCATGGCCTACTCCAGGCTCAACTGATGACTTGAGTGCAGTGTTGATTGACGTTTGTGCTGTATCTGCTATGGCTCAAATCTGTCAATTTGATTTGGAGCAGTCATTCGTATCCTTGCAAATGACTAAAGGATCTAACAGCGATTTCTCTGTTGCATCTTTCATGAATTTTTACTGGGAAACTATGGCTAAGACTGTAGCTCAAGACATCGAAAGCATCCGTTGGCAAGGTGATACAACTTCATTGAACCCTACACTTGCATTGTGTGATGGTTATGAGAAAAAGTTGACTGCTGCTGTAGGACCTGGTGGGGTTATCAACGGTGGTACTGGTACTATCAGTAACTTCACTGCTCTTGAGACTGCTATCTCTACTGCATTCGCTGCATTGCCTGCATCTGTAGCTTCCAAGACTGAGGACCTACGCATCTACCTTCCTACTCAATTGGTTAACATCTACCGATTAGGAGTAGCTTCAGGTAACACCAATGCATACATCACTCAAGATTTGTCTTTGACTTACTTAGGTATCAAAATCGTTCAGTGCCAAGGGATGTCTAATAACACCTTTGTTATCACTTTGAAAGATAACCTTATCTATGCATTCGATGCTGAAGGAGATAGCTCTGATTTGCGTGCGGTTAACCTACGTGACACTGTTGCTGAGCCTTACATCCGTACTCGTGCGGACATGAAGATTGGCTTCCACTTTGTGAACCCTACTGAAATCGTTTTCTATTCTTAATAATAATCTTGAGCCCTCTGCAAAGGGGGCTCTTTAATACTCTTTAATCATGCCAAATGTTTGTCAAGCATTAGAAGCGGTTGCCAAGAGCTGTGAGAATAACTCTGGTGGCTTGCATGGGATAGCCTTAATCCCACAGGATGATGTAACGAGTGTATTAGTTAACACCACTAACCCTGGTGATTGGGAAGTAACAGGTTTCACATTGACTCCACTTATTACTTTTACTGACTATTACATCCGCAGAAATACATCTAACTACACTGAGGAGCTTGCTGCTGACCTTGTAAACGGTAGCTCATTCGTGACTCAGACTATTAACTTAATGTTCCACCGCAGAGAGATGGCTACTTCAAGAGCTATCAAAATCTTAGGTTCAGGACAGCAGTATCTATCTGCCATCGTAAAAGATGCTAACGGTAAGTATTGGTACTTCCCTTACTTGCAGTTATCTGCTTCAGGTGAAGGTTCCGGCCAGGCCCGTGCAGATGGTAGTAAGTACAGCGTTACACTGATTGCGGAGAATGAGTTCTTAGCTTATGAGGTAGTAATGACACCTACTGCTCTTCAAAATATCGGGGTGAACTTCTAATTTTGAACATTCTACGATAGGTCTGACAATATACTTAGATGATCTACGTAGCTCAAAATTCAAGTAACAAAATAGTTCTCACACTTACAGAGGTAACAACGGTGACAAACCCGAGTTACCTCTTTGTGTTTACAAACGAATACAACACAACGAGCACACCCATCTTATTCACTGCTGCAGATGCATCCTCGTATCCTGAGCGGTACAATTTATTCAATTTAGTAGAGCCCACTGACCTCAGCCTTGTTATAGGCCAATACACCTATCAGATATATGAGAAGAGTGGACCATTTACCCTTCCGTTAAGTATTGCACAGACCACTGGTGTAGTCATTGAGGAGGGTAGGATGGTAGTTAGTGGACCTGCACCTTCATCAGTTTATACCTAACACATGGCTTGGTACGATATATTTAGCAGAAAACAAGAGCAGGGTCCTACCGTAGTGGAAGGATACCAGGCTTTTAGCACCCCATTCCTACCTGTTGGTAGAGGTAACTTAACTTTGCCCTACGTCAATGGTAGATGGACAGCAGGTAACTGGGTTGACTTTGGAGAGGGCAACCTTTATCCGGAGGTGCTCAATCAAATGTACTTCAGTTCACCACTGCACGGTGCTATTGTTGACTTCAAAACCAATGCAGTTATCGGTGGTGGCTATGCCTTAGATGCTGAGAAACTAACAGCACAGGAGAAGGTGGACCTTTACACCTGGGAGCGTAAGATAAAACTCAAGCATACCGTTGAGGCGGTTACTCAGCAGTTGATATTGCATAATAGGATCTATTTTAAGCTGGTATTTAATGAGAAAGGTAAGCTCGTTAAGGTGTACAATGTAAGCCCTGAGAAAGTAAGGGTATCACGATGCAAAAAAAAGTACTATCTAAGCAATGACTGGAGCCAACGGTTGGATGTTGTAGAGATAAAACCCTACCACATGACCTGCAAAGATGAAGTTCAGCTCTATTGCTATGAGGTGCATTCTGTTGGGCAGGACTACTATCCGCTACCTACCTATACAAGTAGTTTAAATTTTGCATATCTCTCGGGTGAGCTGTCATACTTCGCTAAGAGTAACATTCAAAACAGTATTTTCCCATCCTTTGCTATGATGTTCCCAAAAAGACCACAGTCAGAGGAGGAAAAGCACATGATCAAGGAGACTATTGACAGGTTGAAAGGTGCACAGAACGCAGGGAAAGCGGTTGCATTCTTTGCCAATAGCCAGGATCAACTTCCAAAGATTGAAGCACTACCAACCAACGCAAATGATAAGCTATTTCATGAGGCATCTGCCCTCAATACTGAGCAGATTTGCTTTGCTCACACTATCGACCCTATTCTTATGGGTGTTAGAACCACAGGCTCCTTGGGTAGTGGCTCGGATATTAAGCAGGCTTATGTAATTTTTGAGAAAAACGTAGTCAAAAAGATACGTGCCCAGGTAGATACTATCTTCAATGAGCTCCTTGGCATTGCTAAGCTGCCTGCTCACTTCACGATCAATAACTTCCAAATAATCAATGAGACTATTGTGGAGCTTGAGGGAGAGACTTCTAAGACTAACGATGCATTGAATACCTTGAGTCCATTGGTTGCTACCAAAGTACTTGAGACTATGACCATTAATGAGATACGTGCCCTTGCCTCATTGCCTCCGGTAGAGGGTGGAGATGTTACACAGAATGCTGCTAATGCTGCAGCTGCAGCTCAAACACCTATAGTATAATGCTTTACTTCATAACTGAAAACTACCTTAAGACCAACACACCCATCACAGCCAATGTGGATGTAACGGATGTGACACCATACATAGCTACTCAGAGTGCTCTAAGGATACAGCCTATCCTTGGCACCACATTCTACAACCATCTGCTCACTGCATACAATGCTCAGACCTTGACCAATGATGAAATAACCCTGGTTGAGTTTATTCAGCCGGTCATTGCATGGAGGTCTGCAGAGGATGCTGTATTTGGGTTGAGCTATCAATTGAAAAACAAAGGACTTCAGACTCAGAATGGTGACTACTCAGCAAGCGTATCCCGTGGTGAGGTAGCATTTGGCATGGAGCACTATGCACAGAAGGCTTCATTCTTTGAGCAGAGGCTGATCCGTTGGCTATTGGCTAACAAAAATCTATTCCCTATCTTCATCTCAGCACTCAATACAGATACTGACCTACGGCCTATGTTCGCCACTTGCCAGTGCATCACTCCTTGGCAGTTGACTTGCACAGGGATGTGCGGTAACTTCCGTGAAAATGGGTACAATAACAGCATTCTAATTCTGTGAAAACACAGCTATCCATATTGCTTGCATCATTTCAATCTAAATGGCCCATATATATTAGCATGGTTAGTGCATTTTTTACACCCATTTGGGGTCTGATGTTCCTGATAGGGTTCGCAATTGGTATGGATACCGTTACAGGCATATGGAAAGCACGTAAGAAAAAGGAAAAAATCAGTTCACGCAGGTTGTCTGCTGTGATATCTAAGATGTTACTCTATGAGGTAACCGTGATTTTATTCTATCTCATTGACTATTTTATCCTAAATGATATAGTGTTGACATTTTTTTCTGTACCTTTAATGCTCACAAAGATACTTGCATTGATCCTGGTATCCATTGAGGTGGTCAGTATCAATGAAAATTACAAGGCAGTAAAGGGCCTTGACCTATGGCAGGCTATGAAAAACCTATTCGCAAGAGCTAAGGAAATCAAAAAAGACACGGATGAAATTAGACACAACCAAGATATTACAGGCACGCCTATCTGACAATCAATATTTTCCTGAGGAGTCTAAGAAAACACAGATCTACCTGCACCATACAGCAGGCAACGGTGATGCTGTAGCCGTATCACGATGGTGGCAAAGCAATGCTGAGAGGATAGCTACTGCTTTTGTCATAGGTAACAAGGGTACAATAGTGCAATGCTTCAGCTCGAAGCACTGGGCATACCACCTTGGCATAGATAACCAGGACTTTGCACCTCATGAGGTGGAGGTGTTACACAGAAGGCTGCTAATGCTGCAGCTGCAGCTCAAACACCTATAGTATAATGCTTTACTTCAT